TAAGATAACTAATGGATGGACATTGAGTGGTCAGTTTGATTTGTTATCTAGACAAGGTGATCTAACAGATTTTAAAGTTACATCTGCATGGGCCGCACTAGATGCATTGACTAATGGTAAAGATGAGTGGGAAAACCAACTTAATGTATTAGACTTTCTATGTAGAAAAAATCAAAAAACATTGACAAGGTATAAGAAAGAAGTCAAAGTTAAATCATTAAACATAATGGCTATACTGCGTGATTGGTCAAAATTAAAAGTTATGCAATCAGACAATTACCCAAGAAAACAAGTTGTTATGATACCTATACGTAGATGGTCAGAAGAAGAACAAGAAAACTATGTACAAGCACGTATTAAATTACATCAAGATGCAGAAAAATCAGATCAACTTCCTTTGTGTACAGCAAAAGAAAGATGGCGAAAAGAAAATAGCTATGCTCTTATGTTGGACAACAGAAAAACTGCTAAACGTGTATTACCTACAAGAGAAGAAATGGATATGTACATGAAAGAAAACAAATATGTAGAAGGCCAAGGTTGTAAGGTAGTGTTTCGTGCAGGTGAAGATGTAAGATGTCAACATTATTGTAGTGTTAATCAATTTTGTAGTCATTTTATGAATGTGAGTTTCTAGTGAGTAAAAAACCTAAAATCATAAGACCTTTCATTGTTACAAAAGATCCCATGGTTCAAAATCTATTGCACAGGTTTGCAAAAAGATCAGAGGATGGCATACTTAAATACAAAAAAACTATGGCAGAAGCAAATAAACCCATAGAAAAATGGATTGAAGATGCGCAAGAAGAAGCATGGGATAAAATTGTATATCTAGAAAAAATAAAATCTTTGTTAACAAAAGTACATTAATTTTAAAATTTATTTATCTTACATAATCTGTTATTATATACAGTTATGAAGATTAGCGATAATACATCTGTGGCTATGCCAATGCGTAACCTAGTAGCGATAATAGCGGCTGTCGCTGTTGGCACAATGGCCTATTTTAACATAGTAGAACAACTAAACAAACACTCTACTACGTTAGAGTTAATGGCAAAAGATCAAGAACATAATACAGAGTTTAGAATAAAATGGCCACGTGGTGAGATGGGATCTTTACCTGCGGACAGCGAACAATTTATGTTAATAGAAGATCTGTACAAAACCGTAGAAAAATTGGTACAGAACCAAGAAATGAATATGACAAACAAAGTCAATATAGAATTTTTACAAAAGCAGGTAGAAAAAATGCAAGGAGATATTGAAAAATTAAAAGATAAAGTAAGAGCAAATGGAAGTTATGCACAATGATTGAAACAGTTATAGCATTACTTATGATAGTAAATAATGAAATTAAAGAACACAGAATACAACCAGCTATGAGTGATTGTTTAAAAGGTAAACGTATTGCTGAAAGACAATTAAAAGGTGGTAGCAATGTAAGGTATGAATGCCTACGATCTAAAGCAGAAATAGAAGAAGATAGTTTAGGCAACATACATATTAAAAAGTTAATATTAAAATAATGGTAAAATTTGTTCTTATGTTACAATTATGTGTAAGCGGTATGTGTTATCCACCTTTAACAAATAATGATTTTATTTTTGATACATATAAAGAATGTACAATAACAGGTTATGAAGAAAGTCTAATGTATGTAGGAAACATGGATGATGAATATGTAAACACTCAAAGACCATTAGTAAGATTTTGGTGTATAGAAGAAAAAGTAAAAGAAAAGATTAGTACATGAAAACAAAGAAAAAAATAGTAAGAAAAACAATATCTCATAGTGTAATATCATACAAACTAGATGAGATAAAAGCTCTTGTTCACAAAAATTCAAAGGATATAGAAGAATTAAAAAAACAAGTAGCTATGGGTAAAGGTGGCATAAAAGCTATATTTGTGGTAGGTTCTTTAGTAGCATTAATATTAGCATTAATTAAAATGTGGGCGTTATGGAGGTAAATTATGGCATGGTTTAGTTTAGCAAAAATTGCAGTACAAGCAGGTACGCATATATTTAAAAAAAGACAAGAAACAAAAATGATGATGGCAGACGCACAATATAAGCACGCCGAAAAGATGGCCAATGGATCTGCTGAATATCAAGGTAAATTATTAGAAGCCAGACAATCAGACTGGAAAGACGAGTTCATATTGATACTATTAAGTATCCCTATCGTAATGTTGGGATTTGCGGTATGGTCAGATAATCCTGCACACATGGAAAAGATGAAATTATTTTTTGAATATTTTTCACAACTTCCATTTTGGTATCAGACAATTTTTGTGGGCGTGATAGCATCTGTATATGGACTTAAAGCAACCGATCTAATAAAAAGGAAATAATATGGCAAGTGATTATCATACTACCAAAAGTGGAAAAAGAGCAAAGAAAGGTTTATATTATTATATGAACCGTAAGAAGAAAGCTGGTACATCTAATCCGAAGTCTAAATCTACGGTTAGTGCAAAGGCATATAAGAACATGAAAGCTGGTTTTCCTAAATTTGGTAGAGCATAGTGGGTTATAGTAAAGAACATAAAGATCCTAGTGGTGGTTTAAATGAAAAAGGTAGAAAGTTCTTTAAACGTACAGAAGGATCTAATTTAAAACCACCTTTATCAAAAGGTAAGAGTGGCCGTAGAATATCGTTTGCGGCCCGATTTGGGGGCATGAAAGGCCCAATGAAGGATGATAAGGGTAGACCTACCAGAAAAGCGTTAGCGTTAAAAAAATGGGGGTTTGCGTCAGCAGAAGCGGCAACTAATTTTGCAAATAGGAATAAAGCATGATGGATTATAATAATTTAAAAGAACGTATAAAAAAGCATGAAGGGTTTGTAAACAAAATATACAAGGATAGTCTTGGTTTTGCCACAATCGGATACGGCCATTTAGTAACAAAAGCAGATACATATGAAGAAGGTGTAGAATATACAGAAGAAGAATTAAGCAAGGTATTTGACCAAGATTTTATTATAGCTGGACATGGGGCAGAAACATTAATGAATAATAATGAAGTATATGAGATAGACCATGAAGCAAAATGTGTCCTTATTGAGATGGTGTTTCAGTTAGGTATTGGTGGTGTAGGTAAATTTAAAAAGATGTGGGCCGCATTAAAAAAGAAAGATTATGGTGAAGCATCATTTCAAATGATGGACAGTAGATGGGCAAAACAAACTCCTGCACGTGCAAAGGAATTGTCATCTATTATGCAAAGTTGCAAAGCATAGCTTTTTCTAGTATACATTGTAGTGTGTTAATTATAGAAGATATAATAACTAATTATGAGAACAAAAGTGAAACACCTGTTGTTAAAGATGTTGTTATCAAAGACGGTGTTGTAACTCTTGTAGATCCTAATGAGAAACTTAAACATCTAGAGGAGTGGATAGACGGTTCACCTGCTATAAACTATGAACAAACGCATACTGGTTATTAGTGATCTACATATACCTTACCATCACAAAGATAGTTTTAGATTTTTACGTGAGATTAAGAAAGAGTATAAGCCAGACTTCGTGGTTAATATTGGTGATCTACTTGACTTCCATGCTATATCTATGCACTCTCACGATCCAGACTTATATTCTGCTGGACACGAATTAGATAAATCAAAAGAATACATTAAACAATTAGAAGATATATTTCCTCACATGGTAGAGGTAGAGAGTAATCATAGTAGTTTAGTATATAGACGTGCATTAAAATTTGGTATGTCTAAACAATTTTTAAGAGATTATGGTGATTTCCTAGGCACAAAAAAATGGAAATGGGTAGATGATCTTACTCTTACTATGTCAAATGGACAAAGATGTTTCTTTACACACGGCAGATCTGCGGATGTATTAAAGGTATCACAAACAATGGGTATGTCAGCAGTACAAGGACATTACCACACAAAGTTTCTTGTATCTTGGTGGGCTAATCCAGACAATCTTTTCTTTGCTATGAACGTAGGATGTTTAATAAATCAAAAATCACAAAGTTTTGCATATGCTAAAAATTTTAAAACTAGATTTATACTTGGATCTGCAATGATAGTTGACGGTTATCCTAAACTACTTCCAATGGTTCTTAATAATAAAGGTACTTGGATAGGTAAATTAGTTTAAGCGTAACTAGATTTTTTAGTACCAAATTTAGGGAAAGATTTTTTCTTTCTTTGTTTGTTCATAGCATTCTTAATAGCTTTATCTCTTTTCTTTTCGTAGCTACTCATTTTGCCATCTTTATTTAAATCGCCTTTACTCATAATTACTCCTTAAAAAAATATAGTTTGTATTATTCTTTGTTTATATGCTATATCATAGTTCGCACAATGTAAAGTATTTGCTTTGTATAGTATTGCTCTGTTAGGGCGTGCCGCATATATTACATCTGGTTCAAATTGTTCATGGTGAAAATATAATGATGTACCCCCTTTAATACTTACACCATCAAAATATACAACACCTGCCCATTCACAATTAGGATCACAATGTAAAGATCCTTCTATACCTACAGGTGATTGTAATAGTTCTTTAGCTAATATTTTTCTAATTGCGGATCTAACAAAAGAAATAGAAAGATCTGTTTTTTCTTTTAACGTCTTTGTTAAAGTAACAATTAGTTCATCATCATGTGCTTCGTAACAAGGATAACCTTTTAATCTGTTATCTATATTAGGACTAGATTGCGGTTGATGCGTTGCAATAAATTCTAAATTTTTTATCTTTTTGTTAATTGCAATCCAATCATTCTCATTGTAAAAATTATCTATTAATATCATTAGTTAAAATTATACCATCCTGTACAGATATATTTAGTTTCTGTTTTAGATGGTATTCCTCTGTGTGTAAAAGACCAGTTAGGTGGCCACATAATAGTTAATCCTATCTCTGGTTTTATTTTTACTTTCTGATAATAAAATTCTGTTTCACCTCCATTATCTACATTGTTTAAATATGTCATAAAAACTAAATGCCTATGAGAATAATATCTGTCAACAATTTCTGCGTGCCATTCATAAAAACCTTCATTAGCTTTGTACCTTTGTATATTCCAAGGTTGTGTTATACTCCATTTAGTCATTTGTTCATGGCAATATTTGTATTTATTTTTATACATTTCTAAAACTTTGTTAAGTTCTTTGTAGTAATTAAGAATATCTTTATCTTGATTAATTAATGATATTTCTAAATCTGTAGATTTTTTTATATCATGTCTAACTTTACGTTCATTTGTTCTACCTACATGGCCATCTGTTTTGTATTTACAATTTTCAAAATATTGTATTAAATTTTTACAGACATCTTTATCTATATAACCACCAGCTATAAAATTACTAAACTCAATTATCATATATTTTTTCTTTTAAAAATTCATATAATGTAGGACAATGATAAGATAACTTTTTATATTCTTTTTTTCTTTTATCTATCTTTTCTGCAATAGCTTTCCAATCATCTATTAAATCATTATTTGTTACATCAGCTAAAGCATATTTTATTCTTTCAACAGAAGTAGGATACCATCCCATGCCAGTAGCTATACAATGAAAGCCACCTCTTTTATCAAAATGATTTGTTGTCATTTTATCTAGACCAGATACTTGCAAATCATTCCAAGGTTGATGATTAAATGTTTCTATAGGATAATCTCTTTTTTGTATATCACGCCAATAATCTGTATCAGTTCTATTTGATAAAGCATAATGTAAAGCTACAAATTCTGCAAAACCTCTAAACATTCTTTTACAAGTAGTGTTAAAAACATTTTTTGCATATTGATTTACTATTGGTTTTTTTAATATATCAACTAAATGTGTAAGCCATTCATGCACAGTAAGTAAACCATTACTTTCCAATGGCTCTATAAAACCACCACTTAAACCTATAGCACATACATTATGAACCCATAACCTATCATATATACCTACTTTCATTTTAAGTTTTTTAAATTCTAAATTATTAAATACTTTTGTAGTCATGTTTGGATGTTTGGTAATTAAGTAATCTTTGTATTCTCTCAAAGCAAATTCATCTGTTACATATTTATCAGAATATACATAACCAGTACCCATCCTAGACCACAAAGGTATATTCCAAACCCATCCATTGTTATGGGCTGTACAATTAGTATAGGGTTTAAGTTCTTCTTTTTTGTTTGAATATTCTAACCTTGTTGCCCACGCAGAATTGTTTGGTAAAATATCTTCATAACTTGTAAAAGGTTCAGACAATGCTTTACCTAATAATAAAGAATTAAAACCAGTACAATCTATAAATAAATCTGCTTTTATATCATTTTGCGTATCTAATGTTATTGATTTTATACTACCATCTTCATTCTTATTTATTTTATAAATATTTTCTTCTAATATTCTACCACCTATCTTTCTAAAATAATTTTCTTTTAACCAATTACCAAATTTTATAGCATCAAAATGATAAGCAACAGACGTTTTAAAAGACCAATCTGGATATATGTTTTGATCTGTAATTTTATTATCATCAATTAATCCCATTACTGGAAAAGTACAATAAGCATAATCAGAATTAGGTGTATCTGGATAAACAAACTTTTTAAAATACCAATCATTTAATTTAGCTTTGTTTGTAGTTTCAGTATAAGTAGCACCACCAAAAGGATAATGAAAACCTTTATCACCTTTATGTGCAAAATCCTCAAACCTTATACTCATCTTGTAACTAGCATTACATTCTTTCATCCATTGATGATCTTCTATGTCCATCATATTTAACCATCCATTTATTGTTGCAAGTGTGCTTTCACCTACTCCTATAACTGGTATATTTCTACCTTGTAAAATTCTTACATCTTTATTTGGAAAACATTTTTTTAATGTGCAAGCTGTCATAGCACCAGCAGTACCACCACCTACAACATATATTGTATTTATTGGTTTCATAAAATTAATTCAGTAGCTTTATCACTTTCGCCTATTTTACCTTTAACAAAAGTATTAAAAGATAATGATACTCTGTTAAAATCTTGTTCATTAGGTGGAACATAATGTCTTAAAGAAGATGGAAATAATAACAAAGTATCTTTTACATTATCAACTTTCCAACTATCTGAATTAACATCTATGTATTCTTTTACAGTAAATTCAAATAAAGGAAAAATATGCTGTAAAGCTGATTTTAAAAATTTAATAGGTGATGATTTATCGGTTACAAAATAAACTGCGCTTATCAAACTGTTTAAATGAAAGTGTGCATGATGATGTGTGTTAGGTGTATTAACATTTACCCACGATTGAGTAATGTAAAATTTTTGTCTTTCGTGTATCTTTAATATATTATGTGCATACTCATCAACTTGTTCTTGACAATATTTTTTAAAATTACTTAACTCTTTATAGTTATCAAATAAATATCTTTCATGTGATGTAAGATTATTACCATCATTTATTTTAGCAAAAGCACCAACATGATTAATAATGTCAATTTCATCTTTACTTAATTTATAATCTGTGTTTCTATATACTGCTGTTGGAAATAATTTTATTACATCACTCATAATTAAAATTTATAGCTACTCTTGTTTTTTTATCAGTTTGTTTTATAGCTCTATGTTTAACTAATCCATCAAAAATTACAATCCTGTTATGTACACATTCTATCTTTTGTCCAGTTTCTAATTCAGTATAACCATTATTAGTATTTACATAATACAAAGCAACTTTGTGAGGTTCAGCATTATCTATATGCCATGCAGAAGTATAAGGTTTACCACTATACAAACTCATATTAACTTTACATCTAATTACATTAGAATAATTAATTTGCAATTTGTCTGTAATAGGTAAAGCTATTTGATCGTAAAGATTGCTTGTTGTTCCTAACTTGTTACTTTTAAAACAATGAACAAATTGGTATCTATGTTTATCATCTATTTCTTCTTCATAATCTGAAAACACATTATGATAATACCATGCAAATTCACTTGTATATAAAACATCATGTATTCTTTTAGCTACATGATCTTCTAAAAAATTATCTATTATTTTAAATAGCATCCCAAGATTGAGTACCCTCGTTCCATTGATACTTTACAGTATCATAATCAGAAGGATAGTCAATCGGAGGTTCATATTTTCCTGTTGAATAATTAATGTTCCATGATGGAAATGGTTGTTCTTCTATAAATATATTATGTTCTTCGTTCCAAGTAACGCCTCTACCAGCACTACCTCTATTATCTGTACAAGCTACCCACAAAGGCCACGTAGTTATTTTTTCTAAATATTCTTTTCCAATATTTTCATCAAAATCATTGTTAGCATTTGTTGTATCAGAAGTACTAACAACAACAATATCAATAACTTTATTGTTTAAACCTATTTTAGCAAATCTCATCATTGGAATTTGTACCTTATAATTACTACACCATTAGATGCATCATCATTATCACCAGCACCGCCTGCACCATAATTATTAGCTGTGTTTCTACCAGATGCCGCATTAGGGGATTGTGAACCTCCTAAATTACTTGAACCACCAGCCGCAGGACTACTATGACCGTGGCCTCCACCACCAGCAGAATAAATACGAGATGAACCATGAATATCGTTAGATGATCCATTACCACCTGTGCCGCCACCAGAATTATTTGATCCATTTTGCCCAGCTTGGCCTGCACCGCCTCCACCGCCTGCCCCATAATGAGGTTGTCCGTCTTGTCCAGAACCACCAGAATTACCTTGTGATGGTGAAACACTAGGGCTGTTACCAGATCCACCGTTACCAGAATTGAAATGGCCCGATCCTCCGCCGCCTGATCCTCCTGCTTGCCCAGCTTCTGAATTATTATGTCCGCCTCTGCCACCGCCAGCAGAAGTTATATTTGCAAATGTTGAATTACCGCCAGTAGTTTTTGAACCACCGTAACCACCAACTGTTATAGTATATGCTTGTGCTGATACTGTAAAATCATAAGCAGAATTATGCCTGTACCCGCCTGCACCGCCTCCGCCTCCATGGCCTTGAAACCCGCCGCCGCCGCCACCAGCAACTACTAAATATTCTACTTTAGAACCAAATGTACTATCTGATCCTAATAGTGTAACTGTAAATGTTCCACTTGATGTAAATGTATGTACTTTATAATCACCATCTTCTGTTATTGTTCCACCTGTTGCTGTCATAAATGGAGGTGGCCCAACTGTCATAAGAAATTGTCTTGTAGCTGTATTTGTTCCATCTGTTGCTGAAACAGTAAAAGTAAAATTTGTGTTTGTTCCTACTGTTGGTGCTGTTCCAGTAAAAGAACCATTGGTTGCTAAACTCATACCAGATGGTAATGAACCAGCAGAAATTGTATGGGTTACTGATTGACCATCTGCGTCTGTTGCTACTACTGTTGTTAATCCAGAAAAATCT